CAATATGTGAGGTCAGCGCCGGGGTTAATGACACCACGTATGCATTAGCCACCCCAGTGTCGGCTGCGTAATCCATCGGACAGGAATTGTCCTGGTCCTGGCCGTCGTGACGATGGTTTTGCAGGGCGGTCAGGAATGCGGCTGTGATGACGGTGCCGAGTTGCCCCAGGCTGGGATCTCCGTCGGTAAAAGCGGTTTTTGACATTTATTGCCTCCTATGATGGATAAACAAACCAGAGCCAGACATCGGCCGGTTTGATGTCGTTAAACAATGTCTCCAGCGCGGTTGCGGCAGGAAACCAACTGAGCCGCTCTCCAGCAGCGGATTGACCGGAACGGAAATAATATGATGGGGTGCCCAGCACGTTTATCTGCCAGATCCACCAGATGTCCGTCGTATAGAGACGATCGCAACAACGACTCCACCCGCACATGCATGGCGTCAACTGGACGATTGTGACGGTGAAGCCGAGCGCGGCAGCCAAAGCTACAAAATCCGGAGACTTGATGTCGCCCAGTTCGCGCAGTTTTTTGACCACCATGAGTTGCCTGAGTTGCAACGGATCGGACGACCCCGGCGTCAGGCCGCACACCCTTTCCCAGTCGGGTAAAAGCTCTGCCGCCATGTCGGCGAATATCTGTCTCAATAGGCCTTCCGCCCGTGCCTGTGCTGTGTCCAGCGCCTTGCCTTCGAGAGCTGTATCCGCATCGAACATTCCGCCCAACTCCAAGGGGAAAAGTTGTTTGAGCACATCTTTATGCGACATTGATCGCTCCCGGCCTGATTATCTGGTAGCTGGTGGCCGTCACATTTGCAGCCGGTACGGTGACGGTGGCGTCGTCCGCTCCGTTCTGGATCGCTATGTTGGCAAGCTGCGCCCGGTAGAGCGGCTGACCGGGGATGAGTGCTTGCATATATGATGTGATGTCCGCCGCTATTGCTGTCAGGTTGGCGCTCGATCCGGTTACGGCCATAGTCACTGCCTGGTTGACAATCTCAGGAGCCAGTACGCGCAGGCTTTTGACGTGGGTCGGACATAAATCAACTATGTATTCCCGCACCGATGCCAGGAGGGCCGCTGTTGGGATCTCGGAGCCGGTAGCGGTCGTATCGGACAACAGCACCAGGTCCACTGTGCCGAGTCCCTGGCCCAGGGGGATGCAATAGGCGGCCGATACGTTTGTGATTTCCAGCGCCCACTTGACGTAATCGTACTTGTTGCCGCCAGCGGGTGGGCGGCGGATATAGTCGAGGAGCCGGGCCAGGAGTTCCGCGTTGGTTTCGCCTGTTTTTTTGGAAATGCCGCGTATGTATGCGTGGTGCTCCAGATATTCAACATCTGCGGTATCTGGGAAAATCTGATCCGCGACCCAACGTTGATGTTGATAAAGCCCCCACAAGGTCGAGGCAATGGCAGCGGATTTTACATAGATCAGAGAGCCTTTGGACGTATCAGCGGGGATAACGTTCCCATCTGAGTCGCGGAATTCCTGATTGACGTAATCAGTCAAGATTGTGTTTAACAGTGCGTCGTATGTCGGCACGGTAAAGGACATTTAAACCACCTCTTTAAATGTGGAGTAGGTTACGACACGGCCGTCGGCCTGGGTGGCTGTGACATGGATATTCAGACGGTGCCGGTCGGTGTCGTCGCGCCAGGTGGTAACGGCAATGCTTGTGGCGCGACCGGCGTCGATGATCCATTGCAAGGCCTGTTCGATGTCCTGTTTGATCAACCGGGCAGTGGCTGGGGTGTTTTTCAGCCGGGGACGATCAGCGACACCGAAGTTGAGATCGTGCCACCAGGTGCCTTTTTTGATGGCCAGGGAGAGAATGATGTTGTTCAGGATATCCCCGGCCTGGTCGAAGCTTTGATCAATGGTCCCGGTCTGGTTGTTGTAGGTGAGTTTGAAGTCCATTTACATTGCCTCGTTTGGCGCGGGGATCGGGACGCCGTCCGCCGGGTGAGGATGGGTGTGGACGCCGTGGATTTGCCGCATGCCGGACATGCTCTTTGTGCCGTTGGCGTCACTGATGTCTCCGGCTGCGACGATATCGCCATCGACTTTGAGATCTTGTGTGCATTCAACCAACGGCGTCTGTAGGGTCACCTTGGTGGACGCAACAACTGTGACCGTTGGAGAGGTGACAGTAGCGCTTATGCCGACCGTGGCCACCAGCGTGTCGCAGCCGCTGATTTCTATGGTTTTGTCGCGCTTCAAGTGAACCTTCTGCCCTTGATCGTCATAAAGCGCCACCTCTCCGTTTTCCAGGCTGAGGCGGTAACGGCGGTCGTCGGAGGCCACGGCGACAAAGTGGCCGCCCTCGCGGATGATGATGATTTCAGCGCCTGCAAGCGGCCGCGATGTATAGCCGTAGTGCTGAAAGTACTCGCGGTTGTCGATGGTTTCATCGGCGCGACCGCTGGCGCTGAAGCGTTTAATGGCGCCTTCAACGACACTTTTAACGATGCCGCGTATCATGAGCTGGCCGCCACGAGGCCGGGAGGGCCGAGCTTGATGTCGGTCCAGCTACCCTGTTTGGTCTTTCGGAAACGGCGGCTGAAGACCAGCAGGGTGCGCCGGACATTCAGCACTTCGTCGTTGACAGTGCATAGTTCGTTGATGGCCCAGTTGTGGCCGTTCTGGCTGTGGAGCGGTGCGGTGTAGGCCAGGCTGTAGCCGTCGTGACGTTGTTTTTCCAGCAGCATGCGGGCGTGCAGGGCCGGTGTCTGGCTGTCGTTGTTGAGCTTGACCACCATTGGCTTATAAAACGGGAAGGTGGCATCGACGGCGGTTTTTTTTGCGTTGATTTTAGTGGCATCGAGGGCATGCGCCTCCAGCCCTTGCACCTGTGAGACAACGGTGATTTTTGAGTAACGCCGGGAGATGTCGTCGATTTCGTCACCGCTCTCGACGTTGTTGCCCTGGCCGTTCAGGCGGCTGGTGACGCTGAACAGCGGGTCGCCGGTGATCTTTGGACGGCCGAACACCAGCGTTCCGTCGGGCATGGCAAAAAACATCAAACCACGGCTGGCGGCATAGACAGCCAGCACTTCGAATACGGTCATGCCCGGCTCTATTTGGCTGAACTTCTGGGGTGTGTCTATGAAACCTGTCAGCGGTGAATCGACGGCTTTCTTCTTGCCTTTGAGTTTGCCGACTACGTTCTGCTGGTAGATGATTTGTGAGCGCTGAATGTATGGCACTGTTTTGAGCAGCAACTCGGCCAGTTGTTTGACTGTTTTGCCCTGGACCGTGACAAACTGCTCGGCGTGGCTGTCTACCAGCAGGCCCATCAGGTCACGGCCTTCTACGGTCAGGGTGCGGCCGTTCTTATCGTATTTTTTTGCGGTTTTGTCGATCAGGCCGGTTAATTCCAGTTTGCCGTTGATGTAGAGTTTGCACTGCATTCCCGCCGTGACCGGCGCTTCGGGGTTGGCCAGTTCAAGTGTGAACTTGTCGGCGGCCTGGTAGAGATCGGCTTCGATGTCATAACTGATAAAGTTCTCGATTTTCTGATTGCCTATGTGGAGGCTTACGACGTCGCTCATGCGGTTGCGCCTCCGGAGGTGATGTAGATTTGCAGAGACCCGGCGGTGACATTGGGCCGGGGAATGCTGTTGATGGCGATGATGCGGTCGGCATAGTGGTAATCGAGGCCGTAGCGCAGGCATACGATGTGCAGCGGCATGGGGTTATCGAGCGATATGGTGATGATCTTTTCGCGCTCCAGCTTGATGTTGCTGACGTGATCTATAAGGATGCGGGCCATGGTTTTCAGGCTGGTGATGTTGCGCCCGCCGTCGCTGTCGATGGCTTCCTGTATCATGTCGCGAGTAATATAGACGGATGCTTCCAGCTCGTTAACGGTATAGACCGGATCTGCCACGGGCGGGTTGAGATAGCGGCCCAGGGTGTCGAAGGTGGTTTGCTTTTCCAGACTGCGCAGCACCTGGCGCTGGGTTTCGTCGTCGGCGTAGTATTGGGCCACGGCCTGAGCGCCCTGGGTGGCGACGGCTACGCGGAGGTGTTTTTGTATGCTGTTGGAAAACCCGAATTCAGAGATCAGGCTGTCGGCCGCACTGCGCAGGTTGCGCATGAACCGACTGGGCGCTGTGGTGGTCGTTTGATAGAGGGCGACGTAGCGGTCGACCATGCGGGCAATGGAGCCGATCACCCGGCCGGGCAGTTTTGTGCCGAATGTGATGGTGGAGATCAGGCTGTTGGCCGGTTGGGTGACGTCGGTGAGTGTGCCTTCGAAGGCTACCACGGCGGCGTCGACTGTTTTGAGCCAGGCGCGGGCGCTTTGGCTGATATCGCTGAACTGTTCCAGGACACCTAGGGCATCGTCCAACACCTGATCCAAAATGGATGACGACTCGGCTCCCAGTTCATCCTGTGCCTCGGCTGCAAGCTGGTCCATCTGTTCATCCTGAGTGTCGACCACAACCTGATCGGCGGCTACTTCCACATCTTCGTATTCCACCTCTGCCGTATCCTGACGCAGGTTTTCAACAAAGGTGATATCTACCTCGGCGGTCAGTTCGCGGTCATCGGCACGGACTTTAACCTGTTCGACCATGCCCTTCATGGTGCCGTACATGGGATGGGTTAATTCGAAAAGTTCTTTATCTTTGAGGTGGTTGACCAGCTTGATGTGGGCGTTGTAGGTCAGGTGATTGTCATTATTCCAGAAATAGCAGCGGATGTTGACGGGACGTGCTTTTTGTCCCATGTTTTCCAGCAATGCGCCGTCTTTGTAGGGGAATTCGTGCCGGGCGATGGAACATTCGAACAGGTCGTCGAGTGTTTCGATTTCCAGGGCTATACCGTCTATGGCCGCGTCGTAGAGGGTCATTTACATGGCCTTGGTATTCAGCATGGCGCTAAAGAAGTCGCCGGTTTTTCCGCCGATGGTGGCGCTGGTGTTCATGTCATTGCTGCGGGCAAAGACCCTGCCTCCATCGATTTGCAGGTCAATTTTGATGTCGTTTTTAATCGCGCCCTGGCGACGGAAATCAACCTGGGACGCTGTTTTCCAACGACGGGCCATTTCTTCGTCAATCAACGGGTGGCGAGCGCCGATGCCCATGACCTCGTATTCTTTGCTTTTATGACTGATTGTTTGGGAACCCCACCCGTTCTCAATGGCTTTGTCACCAATAAATTTTGACACAAATGGAGCTGCAACGATTGCTACAGGCAATGAATACATT